CTTTAAGAACGTAGCGTCTGTATAAGTTTTGGTAGTTAGGTCTACTCCATTAACTGGCGTGTACGTAGTAGTAATCTTTTGGGCGCCCATGTCCAATGTTCCGGTCATGGTGCTGCCAGTTTTCAATACTACTTTATCGTAAAAAGTAGCATCGTCATTTAAGGCCGCCGCCAATTCATTAAGCGTATCTAGTGCGCCCGGCGCCGAACCAATAAGATTTGAAATGCTAGTATCTACATAGGCTTTTGTGGCCGCATCTGTACTGCTGGTTGGCGCACTTAGTCCAGTAATGGTGGACGCCGTATTGGCATCCATGTCCAACGTGCCAGTAATCGTCAGATTATTAAATGTGGATGTACCTGTGGTAGCCGTAATATTCCCAGTAATATTACTGTTTGGCGCATTGAGTGTGCCATTGACGGTTACGTTGTAGAATGTGGAAGTAGGCGTGCCAGAAACGTACGTAACATTTCCGGTAAGATTTCCGGTAAAACCAGTATTGGCTGTAATGGTCGTACCTACAACCGTGCTAGGCGTTGTTGCGCCAATGGTCGTACCATCAATTGCGCCACCATTTATATCTACTGTCGCAAAAGTCGCTGTACCAGAAGTCTGGCTAATACTGCCAGTAGTCACTGTCCCAGTAAACGTAGATGCACCAGATACACTTAAAGCGTCAATGTATCCTGTACCGTCAATATAAAGGTCTTTGTATTTAAGGCTGGAGGTACCAAGGTCAACTGTATTAGTGGCCGCAGGCTTAATAGCATTAGCATAAACAAACACCGTCTTCTGCCAAATGGCCGCCCCTGCTGTAGCATCCGTACAGACAAAGCATTCATCTGTGCTGGTATTGATCCATACAGATCCTACTGCATACCCTGACCCAGTATCATTTGTAATAGTAGGATTGGCAGTTGCCGAAAAGTTATTTAGACCGCCTGACCCACCATTGGCCACAGGCAAGTACCCACTTACAGAAGTAGCCAAATTGATTAGGGGCGCATTGCCCGTAGTGCCATCATGCGAATGTCCAGTGCTGGCAGCAAAGGCGGCCTGTAACTGGTTAAATTCAGAATTAAGCGGCGGCGCAGTAATGTTTGCGCCGTTGATGATATCTGCTACAGATTGTCTAGTGTATCCTGCCATTGTTTGCCTTATTCCTTATCTACGTCCTGCCACAGAAAACTCAAAAACCATTCCTTGAATAGAATACGGATCAAACACACCAAGCGTCACGTACGTAAGCTGGACAGCGTATCCACTACCTTGAATGGGCGTACTAATAATCGGTTTGTCTGTGCCGCCATAGTTTACGTTGGTGCCTGCATAAATAATCCCTAGCGTGTTGTACTTTACTGGGGCGCCTGCTGAATCTTGGGTGTAGGTAGATGGTCTAGTAACTCTAGGATCGTCCCAATCGTATGTAAGGGACATATTCATGGTTATTGGCCCTTCGGCCCGCACAAACGTGTTTACCTTTCTAAAAATCTTGCGCGTTTCTGTGTCGCCAAAGTCAAAGTACGGCGTAGTGTAAATTGCAACTATATCGGCGCCATTAAAACTTTTGCCGGATTCCTGCTTGTACACTTTCCCGTCATAGTCACCGTGCAGTACAAGTTCTATTCCGCTGACATACGCCGAATCGCAGCAAGATGCGCGTATACCAAGTACTTCGCCAAATTCCCAGCCTAGCCGCTGATCTGCGGAACGCAACCCACCTATAATGCCTACACTGGAATCTACTGTGCGCGTATCATCACCAATAAAATATCGTACTTGGGACTTGGAGCGCAACACTACGGCATTTAAATTGTCTAGGTCATACGTAATAGGTAAATCCGTCAGCAACTGCTGAATATTCTTGGAAATAGATTCTATTTCTACGTCACCAATGCGGCTTGTACCAGCCACAGGGCGGAATCCATCCGGCGACAAAAAGACTAGGTCGCCCCCAATTTCTACTACACTATCCCTAGCAATACAGCCTACGTTGGCCGTTACATTATCCAGTACAAAGCCTGACGTAGTATCCGGCGATGCTTTCTTGATGGCGTTTTCGCCAAAGACAAAAAGGTTGTCGCGGAAAGGCTTAAATTGAACAACGTCAAATCCTGCCGATAACTGCCCTGCGTTAGCATTTATGTTAAAGTTTATGGCATCGTTTGGCGCAGAATGAGCCACCACTGATTCGGCGGTTCTGTCACCACCCAAAAACAAATGGTTTTTAAAGTTATCTACTAAGGATGGTTTATCTAGCACCGCAGCACCACCGGGCGAATGCGGCGTTCCATTCCCTGTGGACGTGATTAAGTCCCAATGGACACCATCCGTAATAATCGCAGGATTGACTCCATCTACAAAAACAATCAGATTTGTGGGTGCGCCTGCCACTCCAGTTATGGAAGCTCCGAAGTTAAATTTAGTAAATCGGATCTTGTTGACCGTACCTACACCGTCTGTAGTGGCACGCACAATATCATTGTGTTGGTGACCTAGGGCCGCTGCGCTTAAATCGTATTTTACCCATGCGGCATTAGGCACATGCCTATAAAAGCTGTATGTGGCTGCGCCAATGTCTTTTCGGGCCGCAATGACTATGGTGCCTTGCGTATCACTTTTAAAGATGGCCGTACATAGTACTGGCCCTTCTGCTAAACCTGCGCCTACTTCTGGATAACTACTATTGTATTCTGTAAAACCTTCAATGCGGCGGTATCCGCCATACAGACTAACCTCATAATTGACAAGGCGCGTAGCTGCGCCCGGCTGATTGTCTGATAACTCCAAATGGTTTTCATTTGAGTTTAAGCCGCCAGCACAAACTACTTTGTAGGATTGAATTCTGTCAGGCATAACGCGCTACACTACCCTACTAAAAAAACGCTACGGAACTAGTGCGCTTGGGCGCTAATACCCTAGTGTCCGTAATATGGTCGTACTGATTGATAAGCAAGCCTTGCATATTCTTTATGCCTTGCTGAAACACATTCAAAGTAATACTGGCCGCCTCATTGTTATCCCTAAACATATACATATGGTACAAGGCGCCGTCTATGATAACTGAATCGTATTGCGTAGGAATCCGCGTAGTATCGTAATGATTTACTAGGAAGTCCGAACTTAAATAAAATCTATAGTTTACAGTGTACGCTTTGTCTGGCGAAGGCGACACGCCAAATCCTGAGCCGTGTGCCGCAAATACAAACAGGGGTACGCCGCCGCCTGTGTCGCCTGACTCAAAATCTACATCCCTGTACCGCGCATAATATTCATCGCGTTCAATGTAACGCAAGGTACTATACCCTATACCTAGGGCGTCATCTTTTTGTAGCTGAAAGGAATTCCAATCGACTACTTTAAAGTTGGCAATCCAACTATATTCCTTTACGGCAACACTTAATACTTGATTGGTGTTTGCGGCATTAAAGGGCCATTCGTATTCGTTTTGATTGATGTAGCGGATAGCCGCCAAGATAGAATCTTTGGCCAATGCTTGTACGCCTTGTACGTCTGCAAAATCTACATCTACAACTTCTACTTCGTTTAAGCGCCGCAGCAATTGATTTGTAAGATTTAAGTACGTAGACCCAGCCATACAAAGCCTTGGAGTGAAGTGACCCCCCCATCTTTAGAGGGGCGTAAAGACAGGGGGCTAGCCAAGCTACTTCTACCAGAAAAAAGTAGCCTGACCAAGAAAGAAGAAAGGAAACTTACGCCAAGTTGTAGTTGGCAGTTACAATTGCTTCTGGTCGCAGGATCTTGCGCCCATACAATTGCATACCGCGTACAATGTCAGCGAAGCTGTCTGGGTCACGGTAGGACTCAGTCTTGGACAACTGCTGGGCAGTTGATACAGCAGACTGATGACCTGCTACCAAGATTCCGAAGTTTGTACGTGAACCTGCGCTGGCAGTTGTTCCGGCGCCAGTACCGAAGAATGCTAGGTTGTTGGATTTGTATACTCTAAATCCTCTAATCAAGCCTTCGCCTACACGCCCATTGCGGATTTCTGAACCGCCACCAAAGTCACGATCAACGAACTTAGAATTTTCGTCCATCAAGACTTCGTAGAACACTGGGTCAGCCACAAACCAACGATCTGCAGAATCTACGTTAGCTGTGTCCATCAAGCGTCCCATGCGGTTTAGGATTTCTAGCGGCGAAGTAACACCACTAGATCCACCGCCTGCAGCTACTGGAATAGAAGTCAAAGCGTTGACAGTTGCTCCGGTTGTGCCAGCAACTGCTGTCCCACCAAAGTTGGTAATGGCCAACTTGTTGGCGGCCAACAATTCGTCTACACCTGCCGTAGCGTCTGCTTTAGTACCATTGGTAGCAGAACGTACAATCCAGCGGCTGTTGGCTGCGTCATACACATAACCAGCCAAATACCCTAGGACTTCGGAGTCAAAGGTGTCGCGCAATCGGTATGCGGCACGATCTGTAGCCAAGTCCATGAAGTTTACATGACTGTGCGCAGCTTCAATGTCATCAATCTTGAACATGTAATAGTTCGCTTGGTCGATGACCATTGTAAAATCAGCGTCTGCCAAGTTTGTTTTGGCTAGTACAGTACCTCTTTCGTAGGTACTTACTGTGATTTCTGGTTCCTTGATAATACGGACACTGTCGCCATAGTTAGCGATGTCGCCCATGTAATCGGTGTTGGTCACATCTTCTACTACAGAAGACTTGCGGAAAGCCTTTTGGACTTTCTGGCTGTAAATAACGGGTGAAAAATTACCGTTAGGTAAGTTCTGCCATGCGGGCGATGAAGCGGCTGCGAAAGCCATAGTAACCTCTTTTGATTCAATCTAATTGTTTAGAATGGCGACTATACCGCCATTAAGACTACACTGATTAGGAAGAATGGTGGAGTACTAGGGCTGCAGCAATCTTAGGTAGGCTAGCTTGCAGTAGCGTGGAAAGCGCTAAGTGCTACTGCAGGCAGGGGCTAAGAGTCATACAGGTAACTAGAAATTTCCCTGCAATCTTCTTTTCGTACAACATTGCTAGCAGGTAGGGCGCCCAAAGGCGCGGCTGTCCAGCAATAAAATAAACAAACAAATGCGTATAATCTTATTTATTTAGATTATCTAGCACTTCCTGTCAAGTCGTATTCAAACGAACCTTCTTGAATAGCGGCCATGATTGCCGCCTCATTTTGTTCATATTCCTGCGCAGACATACGTTCTACTTGGCTTTCCCTAAACTTTGCCCGCCCAGTATTTGGCGCAATTGAAGAAGACGTACGCCCTACGCTATTGGCCGCAGCCGATTTGCGCACAGGCTTCTTTTTGGTATCGCTCTTGTACAAGTCAATGGCCCTAGCGGCTGACATAGCATCCGTTTGGTTCTTGTACAAAGAATCCTGCACCCATTGCGGCTGTTGCGCCACCCAATCATGGAATGCGGAATCTTCGCGGATTTCGTTAAAGTCTGGATGCAACTTAATTAGTTGGGCTTCGGCCTTGTCACGCGCCAATTGCAATTCCAGTTGCTGCACACGCTGTAGTTTTTGTTCGCCTACTTGCAGCACTTCTTGCGCCCGCTTCTGAGCAATCGTGTCAATAATTTTGGCTACGTCAGGGTACCGCGCAGCCCATTCTGCAACTTCTTGTTCGGTCTTAGGAAACTTGATCTGCTTACGTGTCGCAGAATCTAGTTGCGCCCGCATTTGCGCAAGTTCTTGGTCTTTTTGCGCCATGCTTTGCTGCATGTGGCGCCGCAAATCGCCGTAGCGCTTTTTAAAGGTAGCATCTTCGCTATCTGGGCCATTTGCTTCAGCTACTGCCACATCCTGCGAATACGTAGTGTCAGCGCCGTCATTTTCTTCTTGTCTGTAAGCGTTCTGGTATTTAGCCATATCTATATCTATAAATAGTTTTGTTATGTTAGGTTCGCATAAAAGCCAGTTTCTTTACTGGCTTAAACATCATCATGCCGCTTGAAGTAACTTTTACTTCTGGCTGATCTACTTCTACTCCTTCCGGCGTTTCGTAAGTTTCGTACCCTTCGCCATCTTCGGCGTCTTCTTCGGATAGTTCCACTTCCTGTTCGCCTTCCATAGCCGATTTGCTGTATGCTTCCTCCTCTTCTTCAATAGTTTGAATTTGCCCTTCCATCATCAAGGCCATCAAGCCCATCTTGGCTTCTTGGCGCATCTGTTCCAAGTGCTTTAGCCCGTGATAGCGTACAACATCTGCAGGTACAACATACTCACCATCACTAAGCACAGCAGGGATATCATCTCTAACATTATCTGGGCCAGAACCCGCCGGAACTTCGTTGCCCGAAACAGGGTCGATACCCACCATGCCCATGCCGGAAAGTGGCGCGAACATGCTAGACATATCTTCTTGTACATAGTTCATCATCTTTTTCATTTGGCAAGACGCACAGCCGCATTCGCTTGCACCTTCTTTGCCGCCCATCAAGCCGCCATGATACATTTCTGCAGGCGTTGTAGGCATTGGGGGCATTAGGTCTTGGCTTCTTTGTACAGCGTACTCAGTGGCTTGCTCTACGCTATCAAACGTAGGTAATTCTGCGCCTGTAACTGGATCTACTGGGCCATTTTCCTCCACAAATTTTTCTAGGGCTTCCTGCGGCATTTCATTGCCTTCTTTGTCCACAGAAGGAATTGTAACCCACTTACCGTCTTCCATTTGAAAAGTAACGGTCTTTTCAGAATATTGTACTTCGCCTTCCCTAAATACTTCGCGGCCTTGGGTTGTCATGTCACCAGTAGCTTCCATCAATCCTCCTTCATTTGCTGAAATAGCGTCTTTGTCATCTATAGATTTAAAACTCAAAATATCTGGGTTTTCTGGGTCAAAGCCACCTTTGTTTTTGACAGATTTGGCTTGCTTGGAATCAAAAATAATATAGGACTTAGACCCCGGATCTTCGTACTTATTAGTGTAAATGATGCCATCATGGCCTTGTTTTTTGGCCTTTTCAATTACTTCACTCCAATCAGACCCAGCGTCAATATTTGTATATTTTGGGTTTTGCATAGACAAAAACACTTTTGTAGTGTCTTGATCAAATTGATCTTCGTCTATTTCCCTATCAGCTTCTACTTCCAACGCCGCCGAATCCAAGTCCTGCCGCGCCATTTCTTCTGAGCCAAAAGAAGTCAAAGACTCTTGACCGTCACTGTCCCGCACCCATCCACCTTCTTCATCACTGTAGTACACATCTGCATTTCGTACGAAGTCTTCTGTTGGTTTACCTCTATATCTGTCGTACGCCGCCGCTTTTGTGCCAAAATGAATGCCTTGAAGCGAATCATTAAATATAGGATTTAAATTTTCATCAAAATCCCCTGAGTGGTACACAATCAAAGGCTTGTCGTCTTTACCAACAACCTTGGAATCTTTAAACCAGTTATCAAAATTGATTTTTCTTTGTACAGGTTCTTTGACTACTAGTCTGTTTTGCGCATCGTAAGTCGGCTCATCCAAAGCTATTTCCCTAGGATTGGCTACAAAGTCGATCACAGCACTACCTTTTTTGGACGCTTTGGACGCCAAATCCCCCAACAAACTTAAAAAATCGAAACTTTCTTGCTCCCTAGTGGTGCTAATATCTGGCGTACTATTAAACCTATCTAAGACAGTGTTTTTACTTGGCATTCTGAATTACCGTTTCGCGCAATAACAATAAAAGCCTAGCTTCCAAAAGCTTACCTTGTACAAGCGAAAAATTATCTTCGCCCTTCGTCATTTCCAACTGGTTGCGCAAAGTTTCTATGCGCTCCTTAGCATACATCTGAATTAACTGGTAAAAATCTTCATTGTTGACTAACGGCAACAGGTCGCGCCAATCTTTCTGCGTCATCGTACAAAGCCCCCCTCTGTGCTATTAAATAGGTAATCCTTGTGGTCCTGCCGCTGCCGCTTGTACATTTGCTGCCGCCGCTTGAGGACTTCCACCGCCACCGCCAGTAAACCCAGCTTCTTGCGGCACAGGCGGCACTGCCGCTTCTGGGGCCATTGGGCCACCTTGTACGCCGCCAGCAGGCTGTTGCGGCTGCTGTGGCTGTTGCTGCGGCATCATAGCCACAATATTGGCCATCATAGTAGCTTGAATGGCCGCTTCACGCGGATCATTCAGAATTTTGTCTTCGTCTAAGTCCATAGATGCCGCCAGTTCGCGCAAAATGTAGTCATACTTGACAAACGGCGTCATTAGCGGATTGGCCGTCATTTGCATGAACTGAAGAAGCCGCTGGGATCGCACTTCGTTGCGCATCAAGGATTCTGTGCCTTTTGCTGAAATTTCAAAGGCACCTTCTGTAAATTCCTTGTCAAAGTTAAATTGCATATTAAACGCAAAAAGCGCCTTGGCCAACGGCCCCAGCAAATAATCATCTACATTTCGTACAATAGCCTTAATGTTTTGGGCCGCAGCACCCATCAGCATGGACATACCTGACGCCGTGCGCCCAACGCCCATAACGCCACTAATACCATGCGCATACGAAGGCATTCCGGTAGCTTCATCTGTAAGTTGCCGCGCCTTGTCAAACATCATCAAGCATTCATTGGTCACATTAGGAAACTTGGTACCAAAAATAGCTTGGCCCGGCGCCCCAGCTTGCCGCCTAAATACTTTGCCCGGATAGACATCAAGGCTCTGGCCCGGAACTAGGTTTGTTTCGTCTATTTCGATTAGTAGATTGGAAGAAAGCGCCGCATTGTCTACTGCCATGCGCATGAACCCATTCATAATTTCTTGGGTATCTTCCATATTTTCGGCCAAGCCTACGCCAAAAAAGGAATAGGGGTTTACTTCGTACGGAACAGCATGATACGGAATGCGGCTAGGCGTAAAAGGATTAAGTACAAGGCGCAATACTTCGCCGTTACAGACCCATGCGTTGACTTGTAGCTGATCCTTGTCGCGCAATTCTGTAGGGATGTCCAAATCGGCTAATTCTGCCAATTCTTTGTCCATTACGCCCCAATATTCTAGGACTTCGTAGCGATTTATCTGGTACGTAGTCTGCTGATCTTCTAGGGCTTCTTCCCAGTACTTCTGTGTGTAATTGACGCCCTTGTCGATGGCGTTTTCAATGGCGTCTTCCCTAAAAAATGGCCGATTCTTTAGGCCGCGCATCTGCGATCTGCTCATGCGGTGCCGTTCGATGACGTATTCGGCTTCTTCCATGCTCTTGGCGTCTGGATCTGGATAAAAATTCCAGATAGACACAGTTTCTATTTTAGGAATAGTCCTAAATTCCGGCGCATATTCGCCGTTTTCATCCCACTTAGGGTATTCCCTATCGTACGCAAACGGCCCCTTTAGGATGCCAGTGCCAAAAAGCGCCATATCAAACACAGTATTGCGCAAATGCGTGCTGGCATTGCTTTCATCTAGCTGGTCATGGATCATTTTTTCCATGCGCCGCGCCGTGTCCTTGGCTGGCTCAAACGTAAATGCCGTTGGTGTCAGGCCCGGCCCTTGTTTTAGGGCGTCACCTTCTATTCTTTCCAGAGTAGTTCTGTAAACTCCAAGTCGCTCATTGAGTTCTGGCCGCGCAATTGTTGATTTTCGGGCCGATTTCTTTGGCGCCTGTACTTCCTTTGGATCAAAATACACCGAATCTTCTGCGCCAACTGGAAAATTAGGAGTTTCAATAGCAATCGGAAACTTCGATCCTGCAAAAAGGACATCGACAATCTGTGCATAGGCTGCCAGTACCTTGGTTTTAGTTACCTTGATAAACGCCTGTGACTTTTCTTCGCTTGTAAAACGCACGTCAGGGCCGTACAAGCCCCTGTAGTTACGGTATGCCTTTAGCCAGCGGTCTTCATCCTGCTGGCGCCACGTGTCTGATTTATTATATTTCGATTCAATCCAATCGGTCAGCGCATAAAAATCTTCATCGCCTGCTGTACTTGTAGAATCTGGCAAGTACGAAGAATCCGCTGATTCCGCGTCTATAGGCTGTTGGGGTGCATTCCCCCTTGACATTAAAGCCATAGTGCTTACTTCCTTAAATATCGAATTGTAACTAGTACCCAAATCTTATGCTAGCAGGCACCCAACTTGTCTTGGCGCCCATCTTAGAATTATCCCCACCCCAATCATCGAACGGCGATGAACCACGCGGCCGCGACATGATTCCGTAGCGTATGGAATCGTAGGAGTGGTCTGACGCAAAGCGCGGATCAATATCGTCTGTGCCTTTGGGGTCTGTAGGAATTACAGGTAAATCCGCAATAATTTGGCGGCACGTATTAAAAAATAAAATCTTTGGCGCATCTGTGGTATCGTCCACCTTCAGCAATTCATGCAAGCGGTTGCGCCCAGCCACCCGCGCCCCATTTGTACGATCTGATGGGCGCCAGCGGCACCCCATTGATATCATTTCTTCGGCAATGCTAGGGCCAATCTGGCCTCGATTGTGCCAACAAGACGAATCCAAAACGCCGTACGAAATGTTTTCGCCATCTCGCTGTACGAAGAATAGCCAAAGTCGCACGATCTGAACCTGCGCCACGTGTGCGGTATTTCAAATGGCGCAATTACGTGCAAGCTGGGCCTAAATTCCTTGAAGGCCGCCCCTTCCGCAATTGCCCAATCCCCTTCCAGCAATTGGCGCTTCTGCATTTCGGGCAGCGACAGAAGGTTTGCTTCGTACGAACCTTCTTCGTATAAGTACGGATTGTCGCGCAGCGTGGCCGGAATAAAGCGCCGATAAAATAAGGGGCGCCCACTTCGCGCATGCGACTCTGGGTATACTAAAACTTTGCCCGTGTCAATGTCTGTGGCCGCAAATGCCTTGTTGGCTGGCGCAGGATCAATGAACATGCGCTTGACCCACTGGTGGCCCGGCCCACCGGGGTTAGATGTGGCCCGCATATAAATGGGCAAGTCTGGCGCCGTTGTACGAAGCCTTGAGCGCATATAGTTCCATGCGAACGGCGTAGCATGCTGGGTTAGTTCATCAAACCCTATGTACGAAAACGCTTGGCCTTGGTAGCGCAGAACGTCTTCTTCGCGCTCTAGGTACGTCATCCATAAGCGTGCGCCCGATGGAAATACCCACTGGCTTTTCTTTTCTTGCCACTTGGCGCCTTGATACGCCCTAGGGTACACTTCTTGGGACTTCCAGACCAATTCGCGCAATTCATCGTTTGTGCGGCGCAAAATCAGCCCATTAAATTGCTTATGCCCAAAATAGCGCATTGGGTCTACCAGCAAGCCATAGCTTTTGCCGCCACCAGCCGCACCGCCGTACAAGACTTCGCGCTCTGGCGCCGCCAGAAATTCTGTCTGGGGGCCGGGGTTTGGCTCAAAGATAATTTCTTTGGCTGCGGGCCTAGTTCGTTTGGGTGGACTAAGTTCATTAGGTTCATTAAGCGCACTAGGCGCACTAGGCGCATCTTTCTTTGCGCCCTTTGTACTTGGTTTATTTAATTTATTTGGGGCTGGCGCCGCCGCCGGATTGTTTAATTCTTTTAGTTTGGATTCTAGTCTACTTATTTTGTTGGCCGCCGCCCTGCGTTGCTTGCGCAATTCAAACGCCTTTTTCTGTACAGAATCCTTGGGCTTGAGCGCATCGCTTCTTTCGCGCAACAGATTAAGGCGCAGCCCTATTTCGCTGTCCGTTTCAAAGTTGTCTACCTTGCGCTTGTATACCTTTAGCCAGACATTGCGCAAAGCCGCTGCCGTCATGGATTTGCGGTTTTGAAACGGCGGCTGGTTAATTAGCCAAGTAGCCGCTTCGCCAAACGCTACGCCTTGATTTACTTTGTCGAACGCTTGATGAATTACAAGAACGCTAGGCCAGTGCGGCACAAAAATGCGCGCATACTCCTTACGGCCCTGTTCGTCAAGGGAAAACGCCCCTGTCTTTTCTACAAAATCTACAAAGAATGTATATCCAATAGGGATATGTATTGGGTTATTAAGGACTTTCCAGATGTCATCATAGATTTGCTGGGGGGTCAGGCCATCGTAGGCCATGTGGTCTAGGATGTCTGGAGGCGCCGGATTGGCCGGATAGAATACAGATGCCGCTATGCGCTTGCGCTCTTGTAGCTGTGGGCGTTCGCCAGAGTTGGCGCCAAGGATTTTGCCGTGCTTGGTTTTTTTGTGTTTTTTGCGGCATTTGCGGGGCGCTGATGTTGTCATTCGGCGGCGCTGTCATCATCGCGCTGCGGATTGACAAGCTTGGGCGTCAAGATGAACATGGCGCCATTGTTGGCCCCATCTGCGCCTGCCCCCGCTTTTATTTCTAAGCGCTCCTGCTTGATTACACCTGCGCGATCAAGGATTTCCTTGGTGGCCGCCAGCAAGTTCTTGGCGCCAAGGGACGTAGGATCGTCTAGGATCGACAAAAGCTTCTGGGTGGCCTTTGGCGCATGCAAGGCCATCATTAACTGCGTACGCTCCACGATTTCATCGCGCAAGGAAGACATGACCACGTAGGGCCGCGTAGTTCTGGAATAACCTGCGGCATCCATTGCGCGCCGCACATTGCCTTCATTTTCGGGGGCGCACAAGGCATCTAGGAAAGCTAGCTGCTGGTCAGAATATTCGCGCCCTTTTTTGAGGCCGTATTCTTCTGGTATTTTTGACATCATGTTCCTACCACTTCTTACAAGACCAGTAGCGCGCCTTGGTCTTGGGGCCGGGGTTGTCGCAGTTGTGCCGCGCCCGAAAGCTTTTGCGCCGCGCAGGATCATCGCGCTTGATTTCCATGTTGGGGTCACCAAAGTTGACCTTTACAACATTGCCAGTACTAGGGTTCTTTACGTACACACTAAACTTTTTGGGGCCGTCAGGCGTACGAAAAGGCTTGTTGAGTGGGGCGCGGCGGGCGCTGGCAGCCGCTTTAGTTTTTGCGGCCATTTCCATTGCCATTGCCGTTACCGTTACCGTTACCGTTATTATTATTATTATTGCGGTAGCGAATGTCTTCCTGTTCTGGGTTGTCGCGGTCCTTTGGCTGCTTATTTACAGGGCCGCCTTCTGCCTTACGCGTGTTTGGCTTAGTCTTCTTTTTTGTTTTGTATGCCCCACCACCGCACATAAAGGGCAACGGCGTACGGAAAGCGGGCTTGGCGTCTGAGGCGTCCTTAATGTCTTCATTCTGGGTGTTCTTGACCTTACTGAGCATGCCACCTTCGGCTTTTTTAGCCTTGTCAGTTTTTTTGGCCTTGGCGGCTGCGGCCGCCTGCTTCTTACCTTGCTTTGTGTAAGGGTACTTCTTTCCGTTGACCATTGGCATATGTGCGCTCCAAAGAATTTCCGGTTTGACCATCGCTATATTTACAGGCTACAAAACTATTCTTACGCCCATCATACGTAGCATAGCTTCTGAAGGATTACAAGCGCGCTGCAGGGAAGTCAGCAAAAAAACTATTTAGGGCTTGACGGGGCGCTGAAGTTTCTGTATAAAAGGACTCAGGAACGTGTGAAGCGCTTCTTTTTTATTTTTAATAGTACTTAAAGAGTACAAGTTATATATAGATAGTTATAGAAGATTATAGTTATTTATAGATAGTTATGGATAGTTATAGACAATCTATAGATATTTATAGATATTTATAGATTATAGAAGATTACAAACATCTA